TTACTGTAATTCTAATAATTTGTTTGTAATGTTGTTGGTGAACTCGTTTTGCTGTGTAGCTGTTAATTTGGTTGAGGTTCGGATTACGATAGTACCTAAAACTTTGTGAGATCCGGAATTTAACATTCCTGCACCATCAAAGCTGGCAAGATACGAATCTCTCTTTTCGGCATCTTCTTCTGATGCATAAACTTCGATAGCTCCACCGCATTCAGTTCCTTTATCTACAATGTCATTTCCATATACACTAGATTGGTCGATAAGAGGAGTAGAAAAATAAACTGTGGAAGTGTAGCCTCCCTGTTTATTTAGATTTCCGTTTGGATCATGATCTTCTGTGACTGCCTGATATCCGGAAATATTTGGAATTCCCTTTAAGCGCTGAATAACGAAATCTTCATTAGGATTAGTGATTTGCTTCATCTGCAGAACGCTGTTCTGATAAGCTGTTTGTTTTTCAGAAATAGCATTAATTACAGAGGAGTAATCCAGTGGTTCAGAAAGCTTTTTCGTTTCAGCATTGATGTCTGCTGTCTTTTTTGGTAGATCTGGTATTTTGCGCTGTGCTGCTTTTGCATCGGAAAGAGCAGTAATAAAGGCTTCTTTAGTAGTGTTATCATAAACTGCTTCCTTTTTGTCCAATATTTTCTGAGCATCGTTCATTGCAGAGGTAAGTTCAGTATTCTTGGCTTCTACTTCTTTGACTGCAGCATTAAACTTTGTTTCTGCAAGATCATGAGGCTTTTTCACCTGAAAGTACCAAACACAAATACCGATGACAATGATCGCAATGGCAGCAATCAATCCTAGTAGTGTTTTCTTCTTTTTCATATGTCTCTTCCTTTCGTTTTTTCCAGAGTTCATTTATTCAATCAGATATCTCCGCCATATAAATACTTTCGTATTAAGAGGGCAGTGTATTTATGGTTAGAGATACTGGATGAATCGTTATTAAAGGACTTTCTGATTATTCATCTTTAATTTTGTTACCTTTGTTAGACGTTCTTTGAAACGTGTTAATTTGATAGAACGATCTGAACGGCTAGCAGGGACATCATGTGTAAAAACATCAATTGCTGTTTCAAGAACACGGATTTCATTATCATAGTCTTTTTTCTTTCTGTAGATAATGGCAAGTCTATCATAAGGACAATTGCCGTCGAAACGATGGGATACATTCTTTTCGTAGAGCGTTATGGCAGTATCTACATCTCCCTGCTTTTCTAATTCCAGTGCTTTTAAGTTAATGTCGGCAGGATCTTTTAATTTACTTAAATCAGCATTATCTGATAAATTTACTTGAAAATTCGAATCATGTTTAACAATGACATCTTGATGAGTGTTAATTGCAAGCTCGCCTTTGTGGGTAGGCTTGGAATTTTCCAAATAACCGTTCTGAGTTAAGAACTCTTTTTCTTTATAAAAATCTATACCGTATTTATATTCGAAGTACGAGGGTACCCTTTTGTTGGTATATTTCTTTAGCCAGTACAACATATAAATATGACCAGGTAACAGACCATCTGGATAACGTTTCATCATAGCTTCAGATACGAGCGATTGATTAGGAAACATTTTTGATTGTTCAATCCAATTGGTATTAAATTCTCTGTCTTGAGAAATAAAAGGTTTTTCTGAATAGTCTTTGTAATACAAATCATAAATAGTTTGGCAATAAGTATCACTTGCTTTGAACTGTTGCATGGAATTTATCTGCTTAGCAGGTATTTGATTTCTTGGCATACTTGCAGTGCGAGGAGCGCTCGTGTAAAGATAATTATAATATTCAATACAAGAATCAGGTAGTCGTGAGTCGTAATTAGAAAGAGAACTTTTGAAATTTTCAAAACAATTATTTTTCCCTTTTTCAGTTTTTAACTTTTGGGATTTAGAACAAGTGGAATCCCAATAACGTTTTATAAAAGTATTTATTTTATCAGCTTTTGCGGTTGGAGTATTTAGCTTTGAATATTTTTTTGCTATATTATCTCCTTTTACAACAACAATTTTACGTTTTTGGGCGTCAGCAAGTATAGATAGTTTTTCATAATATAAATCAAATCGAGAGAAAAATACATCAGGATTGACTGTTTTTTCAATTAAACTGGCGCAATCATTAAGTATTCGTAAGTCATTTTGTAATTCAATAACGGATAAAGAAGGTTTTTTGTTAAAAAAATTAAACAATCCCATATGATACCTCCATATTATATTAGTTCTGCAATTGTAAGGTGTGGAATAAAGTAGATTATATAATTATCTACAATAGTTAGTATGCCATATTTATCTCTATAGCACGCAATGCAGTTTTCTAAAAATTCTTCTGTAACATCCAAATACTCTGCAATTTCATATTTATCTTTACAACCATGTTCGTAGGCTCTGATTAGACCGAATAATCCGATACTGCGGTTGTATCCCCAGAGCCTTGCCTGCCGTTCCTGTTTTCGATTACCGGTATATTCCATGTCGATAATATTACCAACAGAAGTATAATGATGACCGAGTTCTTCTGCCAGAACGCAGGCTTTTTCCGTGGTTGTATCTATATTGTCTTTGATAGCAATGGTACCATCACAATATAATCCCTTTATTTTTTTGCTTTTAAAAGGATAATCAATAACATCTATACCGTCTTTGCAGGCTTCTTCCTGTAGCTTCTCATATGTATTCATACAAACACCTCCCGCTCGAGTATATAAGATAAGCTGTCCTATAAATTACTTAACTCGTTTATTCTTTACGAATTCAGCAAACTGACGGATTTCATCTAATTCAGATTCTGTGTATTCATCACCATCGAAATGAGCTGCAAGGGTAGTTGGCTCATCTTGTGTGAAAACAATTATACCATCTACCAGTTTCTCAGAATCTAATCCCAACTCACGTGTGATTTTTAAAACATTTGTTATGTTGGAATTGGCAATACCTCTTTTTAGGATACTATCTAAGGTAGTCCACGGCATATCTATTTTTTCGGAAAATTTTTTCATACTTCCGTATCTATCTATGATGAGTGCTTTCACATTAGATTCTAATTCATTCATGTAAAGTTAACTCCTTTCTTCGGTTGATGATTTGATAATAGCATTAAAATCTCGAAAAATCAATATAATGTCACCGAAAATAAAATAAAAATCTCAAAAAATCGAGAAAAACAGGTTGACATTCTCGAAAATTCGTATATACTTTAAAGTACAATCACGAAAAATCGAGAAAAGAGGTGAGAAAGTGTTTCCGAATTTAGAAGCCGAGATGGCAAGAAATAAAGTGACGCAAGTAAAACTTGCTGAAATTCTGGGAATTACGCCAACAACGTTATCATTCAAGATGAACGGAAAAAGTACACTTTCATTAAAAGAATGTGTAGAAATCAAGCGAAAAGCATTCCCAGACAAAACTTTAGATTACTTATTTGCAACAGATGAAACAGGTTCAGAAGAAGGGAAGGAGTAGATGAAGGGACCAAGAGGAACGGATTCTGCAAGAGTAGTTTCCGTAATTGAGACGAGGGCTCTTAGAGGAACTGGCACAGAAAAGGATAAATGCAGGATAGTCACACAATATTGGGATTTTGAAGGAAATTTGCTTGCTGAAAATGATCCATGTGCAAAAGAAAAAGAGTAGTTTCCTACTCGGTTTTCTTTCGTTCTTGTTGTTTTTCAACATTGATTTGAACGATAGAAGAAAGTAATTCTTCACGTTCATGTGGAACTAAGTACCATTCTTTAATAAGAATTTCCACAAGCGTTAGTAGTTTTTGGGCTTCATTAGAATCTATATCGACAATTGTATTTATATCTTTCTCCATGTGTGCGCCAATGTTTCCTAATTGCCGTAAGGAATCGATAGCGGCCCATAGGGACGGATCTATCTTATCTTTTAATGCAGAAATTTCTTGATTAAGGTTTTTTAGTACAATATTCCATTTGTCGTGTATCATGCCTTGAATACAACGTCTGGATAAAGTAGCAGATGACTTTGGACTTAATTCAAGAATGGAATATGCTTCTGTATAATCATTTCTTATCTGCAACGGGACATATTCGGGGTAATGTTTGGCTGCTGATAGAGGAAGGAGACGAAGTCGTTTAAAACGATTTTTATCATCAGTCCCTTCAGCAAATATTGTAGCATGATCACATTTAGGACATATGTAGCAATCCCATTTAATAGAACAAGTTGGAGCAAGTACAAAATGGGAAGAAGTATAAGTTTGCCCGTGTAAAGCAAAGGTGGTTTGACAATATGGACAAGTGAAGCTATCTGACATAATAATTAATCCTTTCATCATTTGATAGGAAAATTATACCAAAGAACCGCAACAAGTACAAACCATTTCACATAACCTATAAAGAGGTGATGCAGTTTGAAACATATATTTATTTTAAGACTTATACGAAAAGAAGATGGAAGTCTTATTTCTGAAAGAGATATGGATACTATGGCGGAAAAAGATAAGGATGAAGCCGTGAATGAGTTAAACGGGAATTCTGTTGGATATTTAGGATACCAGAAGTAGAAAACCGCTTAGGCGGTAGAAGGGAGGACAAGCATGAAAAGAAGAGGACCAAGAACAAAATGGCAGAGAATCGTCCGGGAAGTGGTGTTTGAGCTGCTAATCGGCGGAGTAATCGGACTTGCATTCGATGCAGTGTTATTTATCTGGTTGTTTGCAAAGTGAAGGAGGTGAGGACATTGCAAGAGATACCAAGGTTGATGGATGATTATGAATTCCGGAAAGAACTGGAAAGAATCCAGGAGCACTTAAATGCGATCAGTAAAGGTTCGAATACCGTAGAGGTGCGGAGAAATTACCTGATCAGCTGTGTGACGGTGCCATCAGCAAAAATCTATACGCCGGATCAGTTAAGACAGATATTTGATCTGACGTGGAAATAAGAAGAGCACCCGTATAAGCCGGCAAGCTTCGGGCGCTCAAGAAATTAGTCAACTATATTATATGAGAAGAAAGGGAATTAGTCAAATGATTAAAGCAACATCACAGTCCGTTTGCAGCGGAACAACGGGATGTCAGGTAGAAATACTGGGATCCGGAGCAGAGTTATTAAGGGAATATAGAGGCGTTACGGCGGCAATATATAGATCACTTCGTGGACATATGCCAGAAGAACTGGCAAAAGAAGTTCTGGTAAGTATTACAAAGGAAGCCATTAAACAGGCGGAGGAGAAAAGATGAAGACGCTGAAAATTACAACGGATAATAAGATCTCTATCGTCGATGTAGATTTTAAGGATTTCAGATCTATCCAGCAGGCAGTCGGCGGATATTTCGAGACTGTGAAGACAAGAAAGATGTGGGACTACTTCAAAGCTCCGGTGATTATGCTGGGTGATGAGGAAGGGTTAATCAAAGGACTTTCTTGCAATGCAGTGGCTTCTGTATTCTATGGAATCGAAGAGCATGGTTGTATGATTGCCGGCGATGTGATCTTCGGGTTAGTTCTAGGAGAAGATATTATCGGATTTGGCAATCGGGATTCAGAGCAGTGGATGGAGAAGATGTTAAAAGACTTCCCTGTATTGCAGAAGGAGAACAGTCATGAGTGATGGAAAGATACATATTCCGGCCAGAAGGAAACAGCCGGTAGATGATCAGATGGTGGTTAAAGTAACACCGGAAGCATATAACGCACTGGTAGAGATTTATAATGAATCAACTTTATCACTTAAGCAGATTGCAAGTCTTTTGATCGTAAAGGCTGCAGAGCAAGTGGTGTATGACAAAGAATAATTGGAGGTAGAGATATGGCAACATTGTATGAATTAACAGAAGAATATAGACAGCTTTTGGAGATGATGGAGGATGACTCCGTTGATCCAGAGGTGCTGCAGGACACATTAGAAGGTGTGGATGGAGAAATTGAAGCAAAGGCAGATAACTGCGCAAAACTGATTCGTGAGCTGAATGGTGTGGCCGGTGTGATCAACGAAGAGATTGAGCGTTTAAAAGCAAGAAAAAACGTAATCTCCAACAATGCGGACAGAGTAAAAAAATATCTTGAGAAGGCAATGATCGATACTGGAAAGAGAAAGTTTAAGACGGCTTTATTTGGATTTAATATTCAGAAGAATCCAGCATCAGTTGTAATTGATCAGGAAGATAAGATTCCGGAAGAGTATTGGATCAAGCAGGATCCGAAGCTAGACAAGGCTTTACTCAAGAAGTGGCTTAAGGATAATCCGGAAGATTTTGCACATTTGGAGCAGAGTGAGGGATTAAGAATTCGATAAGGAGATATGGATATGTGGGAAGTAAGAGTAACACAGAAATATACATCAGATCACGGAATTGATTTAGAAGAAACAGTAGTTTTTAGAGTAAACAGCTTAACGAAAGCGGGCGTTATCGTTGATATATTTAAAGGATATGGTATTGGAAAGATGAGTTATTCCATTACCCAGAAACAGGAGGAAGAGGATAATGAGTAAAGTTATTTGCATTATGGGAGAATCCGGATCCGGCAAAACAACATCCATGAGAAATTTAGATCCAAAGTCAACATATTATATCGATGCTGACAAGAAGGGTCTTTCCTGGAAGGGATGGAGAAAGCAGTACAACAAAGAGAACAAAAACTATCTGGCATGCGACGATGCAAATATTGTCCGCCAGTATATTAAACGAATTGCAGAGGTTTGTCCAGGAGTCAAAGTGATTGTAGTTGATACAGTCAATGGACTGATGGTAGCTGACGAGATGCGCCGGAGTAAGGAAAAAGGTTATGACAAATGGGTGGATCTTGCAGCGTGTGTCTGGGATCTGGTATGTGAAGCGTATACATACAGGGATGATCTGACGATTATTTTTACGGCGCATACACAGACAGATCACGATGAAGCCGGTTATATGTTCACCAGAATCAAAACTTCTGGTAAGAAATTGGACAAGATCTGTCTGGAAAGTAAGTTCACTACAGTACTGCTTAGCAAGTGTGTAGATGGAGCATACAAATTTGAAACTCAGGCAAACAATAGTACGGCAAAATCTCCAATGGGAGCATTTGATCAGATGGAGATTGATAACGATATTGTAGAAGTAATGAAGGCATTGGAGGAATATTAGAATGAAAAAGCCAAACAATTATGAAAATACACAGGCTCAGGGAGAATTTACTCCCGTTGAGCTTGGAGGACATACACTGGTAATTAAACAGGTTGAGGAACGAATGTCAAAGACCAATAAACCAATGATTGTTGTGTTCTTTGATTTCGCTCCAGGGGATAAACAGGCGGGGTATTTTGCAGAATCGTTCAAGAATGATATCCGTCCGGACAAGAAATGGCCGAATCAGGGAACGAGCTATATTTTGACAGAGGATAATGATGGTAACTGTAGTAGATCCTTCAAAACATTCTTAACTTGCGTGGAGCATTCAAACAATGGATTTGAAACGCAGTGGGGAGATAACTTCGGCCAGCAGTTTAAGAACAAACTGGTCGGCGGAGTATTTGGAATACAGATGGATTTTTACAATGGAAGAGAACTTGAAAAGCGTATCTTGAGATGGTTTGTATCACAGAATAGAGTGGAAGAAGCTGGAATCCCGATGGAGACAGAAACACAGGCGTATAAGAATCACATTAATGGGTATCCGCAAGGATCCACACCTGCAGGGGATGGATTTATGAATATTCCGGATGGCATTGATGAGGAACTGCCATTTAACTAGGAGTGATGTAAGTGGATATACAAATTGATACAAGAGAAAAGCAGCGTGCTATTCGCAAAATTCTTAAGACATTTGATGATAATGGCGTAAAGCATTTCTCGAGCAAGTTATTAGTCGGCGATTATATGAGTCTGGATAACCCCAGGCTCATCATTGATCGGAAGCAGAATCTGCAGGAATTATGCGGGAACGTCTGCCAGCAGCATGAACGATTCAAGAGAGAGCTTCTGAAGGCAATCAATGCAGGGATACAGCTTGTGATTTTGGTGGAGCATGGTCCAGATATCCAGAGTCTGGAAGATGTGTGGTTCTGGGAGAATCCTAGGAAGCATGAAGTCCGGTGGCGCATGGTGAGTGGTAAGCGAGAGAAGTATGTGGTATCAGCTAAGGCGGTTGATGGGAATCAGCTGTACAAATCCCTGTGTACCATTCGTGATCGATACAATGTCCGATTTGAATTCTGTGAGAAAAAAGATACCGGCAAAGAAATAATGCGGATCCTCTCAGGGGGGGGGCGGTGACCCCAGATGACCAGTGAGGAGATTAAACAAACATACAGTATGCGGGACATTTTAAATAAATGTGGACTTCCGCAGCCGAACCGGTCAGGCTTTATTCAGTGTCCGTTTCACAAAGGCGATCGGGAAGCTTCCATGAAGATCTATGATAAAGACTTTAACTGCTTCGGGTGTGGAGCAAATGGAGATATCTTTACTTTTGCTGAGATGTTTTATGGTATTTCGTTCAAGGAAGCTTTCCGGATGCTGGGCGGGGGGTACGATCCATCTTTTAAGTCATCCCTGGCCGTGTATCATGCAAAGAAAGAGAAGCTGATGCGGGAAAAGCAGGAGGAACGATTCCGGCAAAAACGAAAGCTAAATAATGATTTGATAGCAATATACCGGAAGTTCCTTGACCGGTCAGAGCCATTATCAGATGCGTGGTGTGATTGTTACAATGCACTGCAGCTTGAATTATATCATGCAGAAATATTAGAAAAAAGAAGGTGATCACATGGAGCCTTTAGCAAGGCTGGATAGTAAAAGCATATTGGCAGAGGATATCTTTTTAGAGATATTCGACCAGGAAGACGAGATAATGAAGGCTCGAATGATCCTTTCACTGACAGATCGAGCTGCAGAGCTTGGAGTAAAGAAGAAGTTCGAAGAGTTGTTAAAAGCATACAAGAAAGTGGATCGGGAGGCAAAGCAGCGGGAGCGCAAGAAGCCAATAGCAATGTTGGACAAGTGGACGAACTTTGAAGGACCATATAATAACATGTTCTGCGGAGCGTGGGTTGCCGGGGAAGACGGTATATTTGCACAGAACGATAGCCAGGTGGAAACAGTTGCGTGCTATCATCCAATTCTGCCAATAGAACGTATGAAGAACTTAGAGACTGGCGAAGAACAGATTAAAATTGCATACAAGCGCAATGGACGTTGGGATGAGATTATTGTTCCTAAAACGATGGTGACATCTGCCAGCAAGATTGTAGCTCTTTCCGGAAGAGGAATTTCTGTCACGTCGGAAAATGCAAAGTTATTGGTGCGTTTCCTGTCAGATGTGGAAAATATGAATGACAGCCATATCAAGGTCCAGTATTCCACCAGTAAGCTTGGTTGGATCCAGAACGATTTTATTCCTTACGACACGGAGATTGTGTTTGATGGAGATCAACGGTTCCGTCAGACCTATGACAGCGTATCGGAGCGTGGAAACTGGAAAATCTGGCAGAGTCATATGCAGAAGCTCCGTAAGTCCGGCCGGCTGGAAATAAAATTTATGATGGCTGCATCTTTTGCGAGCGTTCTGGTTAGTCTCCTGGGAGGACTACCGTTTATCGTAGATCTCTGGGGAGAAACAGAAGGCGGTAAAACAGTATCTCTTATGGTTGCTGCATCGATCTGGGCGAATCCGGATGAATCAGCATATATCGGAGATTTCAAGACTACAGAAGTGGCACTGGAAGCAAAGGCAGATATGTTAAACCATCTGCCAATGATCCTGGATGATACCAGTAAAACCAGTAGCCGGATCCGGGATAATTTTGAAGGAATGGTATACGACATGTGTTCCGGAAAAGGAAAGAGCCGATCAAACAAGGAGCTTGGTATCAACCGGGAGAACCGGTGGCGGAACTGCATTCTGACCAATGGAGAACGTCCGTTGAATTCGTACGTGTCCCAGGGCGGTGCGATTAACCGTATTCTGGAAGTTGAATGCAAGGATAATGTTTATGAAGATCCGCAAGAGACGGCAGAGCTTGTAAAGAAGAATTATGGCATGGCAGGAAAAAGGTACATAGAAGCGCTGAAAAGTATCGGCAAAGAAGAACTGCAGCGGATGCAGAGGGAGTTCCAGAAAGAGCTTAAAGACGATGAGGCAATGCAAAAGCAGAGTCTGTCGTTGGCGATCCTTCTTACTGCAGATAAAGTTGCAACAGATTATTTGTTCCGGGACGGAGAATATATCACAATCAAACAGGCAAAAACCGTTCTGATCAACAGGAACGATCTTAGTGATAATGAACGCTGCTATCGGTATTTGAAAGATAAGATTGCAATGAATGAGCAGAAATTTGATGCGGAAAACAAAGTTGAGCAGTGGGGAATTCTGGAAGAAGGAAGAGCCATTATTTACAATCAGGCATTCAAGGATCTATGTAAAAATGGTGGATTTTCTGACAAAGCATTCCTGTCATGGGCGGACCGGAAAGGTCTGATCGAGACGCAGGGCGGACGAATGACAAAGGTGAAAAAGGTAGGCGGGAATCCTGTAAGATGCGTGTTCCTGAAGCTGAATGAGAATCTGGATGAGGATGGATTTGAGTCAGTAGAGACGATGGAAATGTATGAGCAGGAGGAGTTGCCATTCAAATAAAGTTACCCGTTACCCAAGTTACCAGTCAATTTTTACCCTTATAGGGAAGATAAAAATATGTGAAAGTGAGAAAAATAAGTTCTCCTACATGGAAAAATGTGTGGTAACTCGGTAACCGAACGGCGAAAAGTATAGAAAACACAGTGTTTTCAAGGCTTATAATGGTTTCCGTGTTTTGGTAACGAGCACTAAAAACGGTAACATTCGGTAACAAAGGAGTGGAATATGGAAGAATATGATAAGCGAGTCACAGCAATGTACAACGATTGTTGGAAGTTATACAGAGATTACACAAAATCACATGACATGAGGCAGTTCAACGAAGCAAAGGATGCCGTAATCAAGAAATATGACAGACAGTGCGATGTGATTGATCTGGTGTTATGGATAGCAATCCGTGTACAGACTTTGCACGATATGTGGGAAAGGGAAAAGAAAGATGGAGGAAATTAGGTGGTACGAAAAACTTAATTATACAGAAACGAAAGATATCATCAAGGAGAAGCTGCAGAACATGTCGAGAGATTTTGTGGCAATAGGATTCTACCTGAAGCTGATCAGAGATAAAAGCTTATTTCTGGAAGATGGATATAAATCAATATGGGAATTTGCAGAAGATAATTACGGTATCAAAAGATCAACAGCATCCAGATGGATGGCAATGAACGACAAGTTCTCCAAGAATGGTAATACACCGATACTGTCAGAAGAATATATAAGCTTTGGGAAAAGTCAGTTGCAGGAAATGTTGTATCTGGATGATAAGCAGATGGAAGAAGTAAAGCCAGATATGACGGCAAGAGAAATTCGGGGAATACGTACACCGGATCCTGAACCGGAAGAAATCGAAGAAGAGATCCCAGAGCAGGTACCTGGACAGATGTGTGTGGAGGATTATCCGGAGATTCTTCCGGAAGAGGAACATGGTCCGGCAAAATGTATCACCGGAAAAAGTAGAAGTGGAATATGTGGAGCAGCTGCATATTGTTCAGAGAACTATAGCTGTTGTTCGGAATGTAATCAGAATTGCAATAGCAGGTGCGGATGGCTTGATGATGTGTGCGACGTCGCACAAGATAAACAGCAGCTGGCAGTTGAGAATGTGAATATGGATTGTCCGCCAGATCAAGATACCTGTCCAAGGCAGAACTGGGGAATATCTCGTGAAGATCAGCATGAAGGACAGAAAGAATGTGCGAAGTGTTGGAATCATTATAAGAGCTTGCATAAACAGGAAAAGGTGGAAGTTCAGGAAGAAAAAGTGGTGGAAATCGAAGAGAAGATCCCAGCAGAACCTGTAATGAAGAAGATGTAAGGTCGGAGTTGCATGAAGAAGTATCTGAGAAAACTGATATCGATATTGCCAGGGAAGAGAATCAGAAAGCTCAGATATATCTGGAGATGGCTGAGAAAGAATTTGGACAAAATGATATCAGAATCCGGAAACAGAAGATTTTAGTTGCAGCACTGGCCGGATATATTCACGATCTGGATACGGTGATGAATCCACCAGAAGAACCGGAACAGCCAGAACTTCCAAAACTCAAGAATAATGATCAACGGAAGGAATGGCTCAGAAATTACAAAGACTGGGGATTGTGGTATCACGATGATCGCATTGATGTGAATTATTACAAATATGATTTCGAGGATGGCAGTAGATTGATAGTAGCCGAATATCCAAAGAGAAAGTATTACTGGAATTCTGGTGAGTTAGAGGATAGTCATTATTTTCATTTGCTGGAAAAGAATAAAAAGTACTACGGAAGAGAAAAGACGTTTGATCAACAGTATGTGCATACCGAAGACAGTGAGACTCATTTGGTGGAATTCCTGAAGAATCTGCAGAAAGGGGTGAAATAAATGTTTACAGGAATTGACTTTGAAAAAGCAATAGATTATTACCGGAAGGGAAAAGAGGTCATCGTACTTGACAGAGCTTCAGTTGGGAAAAATGGAAAATCAGGATACGATACATTTCCGTTTGAGGAACTTTTTAAAGATCTTGATTTTCTGGTAGATGTGCCGGCAGTCATAAATCCGGATTTTGAACAGGCTGTGCAGGGGATGACAGAAGCTGATCAGGTAGATCCGGAAGAAATCATTCGGGCAGTGCAAGAAACACAGGAAGGTATTATCCCCCCAACGGAGCCGGAGGAAAGGATGGAAGAAGAAACGATAGATCTTCCGGCGGACAATATCGAAGATAAGAAAGAGAAGATCCGGAAACTGGTAGAGGAAGGATATACCAATCGTGAGATCGCTGATCAGACCGGTATCCCGTTCGGAACAGTCGGGTATCATGCAGCGAGACTCCGGAAGAAGGAAAAAGAACCGGTAGACAATTCAGACCGGCACCTGTGTAAGACTTGTAAGTTCAGGAGCAACCGGCCGACGGTGAATAGTTGTGATTATGCTGATCTCATGAAACATAGCCGGAGTTGTAAGATTGAAGAGTGTACAAAGTATAAAAAAGGTGCACGGCTGAAGAAGAAGGATATGGAGGAATAGCGTTAAATGATGGGTAGATTGCAAGTGATTTGCACAATGGATCAGACAAAAGAAGCTAAGCGGAATGTTCAGAGATACATGAGAAAACATAAAAGCGATGAAGATTTTATTAAAAATATCAGTGATGATTTTGTGATGGGATTTATGATTTCTCAGAGAATGGCATGGGACGATTATGATAATGGTGCACAAATGAAGAGGAAAGATGCGGAGAAATAGACTATGGAAAGATTAACACATGAAAGAAAAAGTGGTATGAAAACAGGATACTGGTCCCCGAATAAGAAACAGGAGCTGGTGGATAGACTGGCGATGTATGAAGATCGGGAGGAGAGTGCCGATTTCGGCAAGTGGATTCCATGCAGTGAGAGATTACCAAAAGATAGACAGATTGTAGTAGCTGATATTGAATGCAGTATTGAGGACAGAATGTGCATATTTGCCTATTTTAAAATCGTTGATCACATGGAGTGCTGGATAAATGCCAATACAGGCTTTCCTGTTTTAGCCAATGTTGTTCAGTGGACACCATTGCCGGAACCATACAGGGAGGAAGAGTAGATGACGAGAGAGTAATATAAAAAATACGATAAAATCCTGGAAGAGTTGCGACCAGTGAAGTGGTTCTTGAATTGGTGTGGTGACAGGTATAAGGACAAAAGCGTAAGTAAATATAGATTTAGAATCATTACAAAAGCGAAACAGTTCTTTTTGTATAAAGATATTTATTTTGCAAGAGATAAAGAAGTTGAGATCCCCAAAGATTTACAAAAGCGAATTGTGGAAGTAATTGAAGATTGGGTAGATGAAAAAGAACAGGAATTGAAAAACATATAAGGTGGTGGGTCGTATGAATTACAAAATTGAAAAGAAAATCGTTTGCAAGGAAACAGGCGAAGAATTAAAAGTTGGTGATGAAGTATCGATTCGATATACCAGTGGTGGAGGGAATGGTTGCTGCCGGATCACAAAGATTACAGATACAGGATTCCATTACAGTGCCGGAGGAACAAGGCGGGATAAGAGCGTACAGCTTAAGGATATAGTGGAAATCTGGAAGAGAGAATAAAACGACGAAGGAGCTGAGAAATGATTGAACAGAGGAAATACGAAGAAACAGAGACTAGAAGGTCAACAACATTACGATGAGCTGGAATCAGATATCGACAGGAGAGCAAGTGAGAGATTCCACAGAAAGCCGTATCAGAGCTATACGGTAGAGGATTATCTGAAGAAAATGGGAGTAGACATAACAAAGGGAGTAGATGCCGGTGGACAAGAATATTCTAAATGATTACATAGATGCATGTAAATTCATCGAGGAAGCGGAAAAGGAACTCGAAAAATTAAAGAAGCGTCGTCAAACGGTACAAGATAAAGTAAGAGGAAGCAATCCGGAATGGCCATATGAAGCAAAATCATTTAATGTTTGTGGTACTGCTGAGAAGTTAGAAGATGCAGGAAAGATTCAAAAAGAAGAACAAATAATTGAGGAGCAGAAAGAAGTAGCGGAAGAATTAAAAATCAAAGTAGAAGAATGGATGAAGAGTATTCCATTTCGTATGCAGCGGATTATCAAGTATAAGTTCTTTGAGCGATTACCTTGGGAAGAAGTTGCGAGAAAGATAGGGGATAAATGTTCGGGAGAAGGGATTCGAATGGAATTCAATAGATTCATGAAAAAATAGATAAAATTTGTTCGATTTGTTCGGATTGTTTGAAATCAAAGTGCTATACTGTAAACTGGAATTGATGAACAGATATTAAATCATTCGATTAGTTCCCCCACAACCTAACAAAACTGAGAGAGTACACCTGGTGATGCCGGGTGTCTTTTTCGTTGCGTAATTTAGAAAAATGCGTTATTATTAGATTATTTAAAAAGATAAAAACGCAAAGGAGAAAAAACTATATGTTATCATTATGGGCATGTTTTAATGGATTAAGTGTTGCAGGATTGCTTTTTGCGGCTATTAATGGAATAAAAACAGACAATAAAGACTTAATTAAGCAAGTATATGGAGGAAATCAGCATATAGCTGTTTGGGAGGAAGAAGATACATTATCCGATGAAGAAAAGGAATATGTAAAAGGACGTGTCAAAGATATAATGGATGAAAAAATGCATTATATCATCGGATTTTTAATGTCGGCTGTAGGAGCGATAGGGGTATTATGCGGAAACTATAATCCCCCTGCAGGTATGGCGTGTCAAAGAGGCGAAATAATTGTGTCAATAATAATTTGGTTTTTAGTAGCATACGGCTTGAAATATGTGACTATGAAAGTAAAAGTTAAAAAAATTATTACTGAAATTGAAAAGAATCCAGAACTACTTGTAAGTGTTGGCGATGTAAAAATGGTAATTAGTAAAACAAAGGAAAGAAAAAACTAATTATAAAAATACAGGCACCCTCCGGGGTGCTTTTCTAATGCAAAAATATAGCTTATCAGTTTAACAGGTAGAGCACTTCACTCGTAATGAAGTGGTTGAGGGGATGAATTTATAAAACAGGAGGTGAGCCCAAGTGACTGAAAAACAGAAAATATTTGCAGATGAATATCTAATCGATTTAAACGCCACTCGGGCTTACAAGGTGGCATATCCAAATGTCAAGAATGATGCTGTAGCAGCTGCAGCGGCTGCTAGGCTGTTAAGAAATGTTAAGGTTAAAAACTATATAGCTGAGCAGATGGAAAAGATTCACAATGAAAAAACAGCAGATGCACAGGAAGTAATCGAGTATCTGACATCTGTTCTTCGCGGAGAAAGCACTGCACAGGAAATTGTAGTTGAAGGAACCGGTGATGGCTGCAGCGAAGCGAGGACGATGGAAAAAGCCCCGTCAGAAAAAGAACGATTAAAGGCTGCAGAGCTCCTGGGTAAAAGATATTCACTGTTCACTGATAAAGTTGAAACAGATGTAGATATGGACCTGAACATCACGATCGATTACGGTGAGGATGATACCGGATGAAAATAAAGGTAGAAGCAAATGCCGGTTTCAAAGAGGTTGACCGCAGTAAAAAACGCTACATCGTGATGAAAGGTTCTGCCGGATCCGGAAAGAGCATGGACACGGCACAGAATTATATTATTCGTTTAATGAATGATCCCGGACGTAATCTTTTGTGCGTCCGAAAAGCAGATGTAACGAATAGAGATAGCACTTTTGCAGAATTGCAGAGTGCTATTTTTCGTATGTTCGGAGAAAGCTATAAGAAGTATTGGTACATCAATACTTCAAATATGCTTCTGGAATGTAAGAACAATCATAACCAGATCATCTTCCGCGGGGTAAATGACGAGAAGCAACGTGAGAAGCTTAAATCAATTACCTTTAAGCGCGGGAAGCTTACCGATGTTTGGATAGAAGAAGCTACAGAGATTACACAGTCAGATTTTGAAATCATCGATGACCGACTTCGAGGTATATTGCCGAAGGGATTATTCTACCAGATCAGGTTAACATTCAATCCGGTGTCATCACATCACTGGATCAAGAAAGTGTTCTTTGATCGTGTTGATCCGGATGTACTGACGCATCAGTCAACCTACGAGAACAACCGGTTCATTGATGAAGCGTATCACAGACGTATGCTCCGGCGTAAGGAAGTAGATCCGGAAGGTTATCGGGTGTATGGTCTGGGTGAATGGGGAGAGGTTGCCGGACTGATTCTTAAGAATTATGTCATAGAGGAATTTGACCGGAATCCGGAGAATTATGATTACATTGTGAACTCGCAGGACTTTGGATTTAACCATGCCAACTGTATCGGCGAGGTAGGATTTAAGGACGGAGATCTCTATTTGTTTCAGGAATTGTATGTGTATGAGATGGACACAGAGGAAATCATTAAGCTTGCCGCCGGAAGATTTAACAAGAAACTGAGGATGTGGTGTGATTCAGCTGAGCCGGACCGTATCAAGATGTGGCAGAAAGCCGGATACAGGGCGAAGGGAGTCAATAAGGAGACGAATAGTGTTCATGCTCAGATAGACTATTTGAAACAGCACATGATCCATATACATCCGTCCTGTGTGAATACCATAAAGGAAATACAACAATGGAAGTGGAAGAAAGATGAGCGTACCAACACTTATCTGGAAGAACCAGTTCCATTTTTTGATGATGCAATGGCGATGCTGCGTTATTCCATCGAGGAAGAGCGTAAAGCTAAGCCGAAACTAAATAGAAACCTGAAGGGAGGACTGTAAAGTGTTATTTCGATTACCGTCAGAAGAAGAACTGACAGATAACAAATTGAATGAATTCATAGCAAAACATAATGCAGAGTGTGCCTTTCGGTTTAAACATCTGAAAGATGCATACGAAACAGACTACCAGATTTTTCACCAGAAGCCAAAGCCGGATTATAAGCCGGACAATCGTATTGCTGTGAACTTTGCAAAATATATGGTGGATACATTTAATGGATATTTTATCGGGAATCCGATTAAGATATCTGTGGATGGTGATGCTGCAGGCAACATCAAAAAATATGTGGAGCTCCTGGATCAATACAATGATCAGGACGATAACAATGCGGAGCTGTCGAAGATCTGTTGCATTTATGGCAAGGGATACGAGATGTATTACGTGGATGAACTGGGAAATATCGGGATTACATATCTGACACCGTTCGATGCTTTTATGATCTACGATGATTCGGTGCTGTGCAGGGAACAGTATTTCGTTAGACTGTACATAGATTCGAATGATGTACTGCATGGAAGCGTATCAGATGCGGAGAAGATACGTTGGTTTACCCAGAAGGGAAAGCTTATATGGGAGGAAGAAGAAAAGATACATGGATTTGACGGGGTGCCGGCTACAGAGTATGTGGAGAACAAGGAGCGCACATGCATCTTTGAACCGGTAATGTCAATGATTGATGCTTATAACAAAGCAATCAGTGAGAAATCAAATGATGTAGATTATTTTGCGGATGCCTACATGAAGATACTTGGAACTATGCTTGGTAATGACGAGGTGAAGCACATCCGGGATAATCGTATTATTAACTTTGACGGAGATGCGAATCAGCTTATTGTAGATTTTTTGAATAAGCCAGATGGAGATACCACACAGGAACATTTGATTGATCGTCTGGAGAAATTAATATTCCAGATCGGTATGGTTGCGAATATCTCAGACGAGAACTTCGGTACAAGCTCCGGCATTGCCATGAAGTATAAGCTGCAGGGAATGAGCAATCTGGCCAAGACAAAAGAACGAAAGTTTACATCCGGAATGAACCGGCGGTACAAGCTGATCTTTTCGAATCCGGTATCCGGAATGAAAGAAGATGACTGGGTGAAGTTGCATTATCATTTCACGCCGAATATTCCATCGAATGTACTGGAAGAGAGTCAGATCGCTGGTAATCTGGATGGAATCGTATCACAAGAGACACAGCTTGGCGTACTGTCTGTAGTGGACAATGTGCAGGGAGAAATTGATCGAATACAACAGGAAGAAAATCAAAAAGCAGAGTACATGGTGCTTGGAAGAAATGAAAACTCTATATTGGAAATGATAACCATCATAAAAGAATATGCGGAAAGAAATGGAGAGGAACCGGTCGATGTTTTCAATAAAATACTTGGAGAAGGCGTAAATGGCAATGAAGAGTAGTGAGTATTGGAAGAAACGAGAGGCTGAAAACGCCATGAAAAACCAGATCTCGGAGGTGCAGTACAAGAAAAATATTGAAGAGATCTATGCCAATATGATGGACGAGATCAATAAAGAGATCAACGGATTCTATACCAAGTATGCTGCTAAAGAAGGCATTACGATGGCTGAGGCAAAGAAGAGAGTAAGCAAGCTGGATATTGCAGCATATGAACGGAAAGCAAAGAAATATGTTGAAACAAAAGATTTTTCCGATCGGGCAAATGAAGAGATGCGGATCTACAACCTGACTATGAAAGTGAATCGGCTAGAGCTCCTGAAGGCGAACATTGGCCTGGAGATGGTATCAGGCTTTGATGAGCTTCAAAAGTATTTCGATAAGAAACTGACAAAGAGAACACTGGATGAATTCCGGAGGCAGGCGGGGATCCTTGGAAAGAGTATTATGAAAAACGAAAAGTACGCTCATGCAATTGTGAATGCATCGTTCAAAAATGCCACATATTCAGACCGCATTTGGATGTATCATGGTATGCTCAAAGCAGAGTTGGAAGGACTGCTTGCATCCGGACTGATTAAAGGAGAGAATCCGCGTAAACTCGCTAGACATCTAACGAAGCGTTTTGGAGTATCAGCCTATAATGCTGAACGACTCATGGTAACAGAGCTTGCAAGAGTGCAGACAGAGGCTCAGAAGCAGTCTTTTATCCGTAACGGCTTTGATGAGTATGTGTATGTTGCATGCACAAAAGGCGATGTATGTCCGATTTGCAAAGGGCTGGACGATAAGCATTTCAAGGTAGATGATATGATGCCGGGAGAGAATGCTCCACCAATGCATCCGAACTGTCATTGCAGCACAGCCGCATATATGGATAATGAGGTTTATGAGGAATGGATAAACAGCTATCAGGAACACGGATTGAATTTCGAAGATTGGCAGTCTTCTATGAAATCTGAAAAATTGGTTGATAAATTAAGCAAATATGAAAAAGATTTCGAAAAACTGACAGAAGGATATTCTTATGATGAGTTTGTAAATGATTTTGGTAGTGTAGAAGAAGGTTTTGATGGTTCTGATGCTAATGAAATAAAGAAAGCAAAAGAAATTGCTGAAAAAATTGAGAAAATAAGGAAGAAACTTAATGATAAAGAAAAAAAGAATTATAAATCCAATGCCAAAGAAGATCCGATTGCGAAATTCGAATCATGTGGCATAAAGTTTAGAAACAATTCATCGACTGAGCTACCAGAGGAAATCATAAACAAATATGCGGACTTTGTTTCGGATTTTGAAGCCAAGCACGCAAGCTATTTTAATAAAAATAAAGTGCAACTAAATTCGATATCTGTCGTTGATGATTTAAAAGAAAATGGAAAAACGGCAGCAGGTGCGTATTATAGTAAATCAAGATCAATCAAACTTATGAAGAAATCTATTGAATCCAAACCAACATCGAAACTGATAACATATTCAAAATCGGATGACTATAAAATACATTTCTTTGCACATGAGTATGGCCACTATATAGCAGATAGCTTGAATAAAAACTTTTCAGTGGAGGATTATGATATTGTCCAAAGTAGTTTACTTAGGTATTTTGATGGAGACATATTTAAAGCAAAAACAAGTAATCTGGTAGACGTTTTGGGATCATATGGAAGTAAAGATGCACGTGAAGCATTTGCAGAAGCATTTGCAGAGGCTTATACATGTAAGAACCCAAGAAAATTTGCAAAAATATTTAAAGAAGAGTTGGAAAAGACGTTAAAACGTAGCAGTTCCACCGGAAGACATCAGAGCTCTATTGCAAAAGGTAAAGGAAATGATATAATAAATTCAGGAGCTGTGAAAGGAGCTCTTACAGATAAGAATGATCCATTATATGTTAAAAGAGATGCACACGCTATTAAATATTATGAATCCGTGAGACGTAGCAAAAAGAACAATATGGTCAAGACCATTGCGAATAATACGGGAATGTCGGAAAAGAGCATTAACAAGGTATATGATCACGTATTTATAAAAGAACATGAACTATACGGTGGAAGGCGAAGATTTGATCCAGATTATGATATGGCGGAATCGTTCAGAAGATTGCGTGAAGGAAAGAACATCCAAGAGCATGATTTGATAATGCTGAAGCATGAACGGTTGGAATACGAGTTGATGAATAAAAAACATATGAGTCATCAGGAAGCACACCGTTTGGCAGAGAAAAAATATAATTATCAAAAAGCTTTAAAGGAGTTCAAAAATAAAAATAATTTGTAGAAGGGAAGTGGACAGATGTTGCGACTTGAATTGATTGAAATTACAGAAGCGGATGTAAAATACAGATATTATCCGGAAGATTCAAAAGAATATGGTATTGTTATTTTTAGAAAAACAACAAGGGAAAGAGATATTGAAGAAAAAGCGGACGGATATGATACGAGCTATGCAGCACATGCGTTGAGACGTCTGGAAGAATATTGCGAAAAGAACACTTTCCCGAAAGAAGATATTGTAGCTTGGGGTTAAATACCACTGATCATATTGATTGGTGGTATTTTTATACTCATTTTAGCACAAGGAGGTGACAGGATTGCAAGATATGAATGTTAGTATTATGGGGACATGTTACGATATTCGTTTTGTAGACGAGTATCCGGAGCGATTGAAAGGCGTGGGAGAATATGCAGATGGTTTGTTTAATCGATGTAATAGAGAAATTTATATTCTGAAAAACAAGGATAAAGATTTCACGGATGAAGGAAGAAAACGACATATGAACCGTGTGCTGAGACATGAAATTATACATGCATATTTGGAAGAGAGCGGCTTATCTGCAAACTCGAATATGATATCCGCTTGGGCGCAAAATGAAGAAATGGTGGATTGGTTAGCAATTCAATCATCGAAAATCTTTGCCACGTTTCAGGAGGTGGGATGCCTTGATTGAAGTAACTGTCCGCAAGGATGAAATAAAGATATCCGG